TCAGATGACAGCACCGTGCTGTCATGTGTTGCAATCCTAGAGGGTTTCGGGATTGACTGTCAAGCGCGATAGTGGCGGGATTGGTACTAGGGGAAACCCTGAGCCCGAAGGGCAACAGGCTTGCAGGGAAGGGAAGCTATCGGATACGATGCGCCAATCGACAATACCTATCAGATACCCGTCACGATGAAGCTAAGCCGGAAAGCAGTGAAGGAAGGATTGCAGAGTGTCCCGGTAGACGTTCTGCTACTTGGTGCCGCAGCTGCAAAGGAAACCAAGCTAACAGCGAAACAGCGCAAGTTTGCCGAGCGAATCGCACTAGGCGATACAAAGGCGGGAGCGTATCGGGCAGCGTACGACAGCAAAGGCAACGGTTACACGCAGAGCCGGCGAGGGCAGGAGCTCGCAAAGCACAGCGCAATTCAAGCGCAGATAGAAGCGCTACAGCTGGCAAACGAGGCGGCGAGGCACGCAACACCCGCTGCTTTGCGCTCTCTGGTGATCCAGCAGCTGACAGAGCACGCGCTCAGCCAGGACGTACCACCCGCTCAGAGACTCCGCGCGCTCGAGCTGCTCGGCAAAGTCACTGAGATTGCCGCATTCACCGAACGGCGGGAAATTGTTCAGGCAATCGACGCAGCCGGCGCTCGGGCGGCACTGCTCGAATCACTGCGCGATGCGCTGCGGCAGACCTCGATTGACGCCGAAATTGTCTCGCGGCCTGGCCCTGACCGCAAGCGGCACAAGATCGCAGGCGCTGATGGTAACAGCGTTACCGATGCTGTCGTGACAGCTGCACCCGGACGGGGCGACGAAGGGGAGAGCGGCGACCCCACCGTGGTGGCACCCCCCGCGCGGCCGGGCCCGAGCGCCCCCGCTATGCTTAGTAATCCACCCATCGGATCACACGACCAATCCACGCTCCAACCCGTCGAGTCCGCGCCGGAGTCAAGCGTTGTGTCCTCTACGGGTAAACCCTAGGTAGGGTAACAGGTGTTACGGTACTTAGGGTAAACCCTAACGAGGGTAACAGGTGTTACCCTAATTGGGGTAAACCCTAATGGGGGGGTGGGGCTATGAAAAGTTGGGAGTTGATAGATGGTGGCTATTGGGAAGACCCCCCGTGGGGTCGTGAGGAAAAAAAGGGGTAGGGGGGGTATAGAAATGACGCCGGCGCAGAAGGAGATATTTTTGGTGATAGATGAGTGGTGGAAGAAGTTTGGGTTTGGGCCGACGATAGATGATGTGATGAGGATTACGGGGGATAGGGGGAGGGGGAATGTGAATAGGAAGATGAGGACGTTAGTGGAGTTGGGGATATGTAAGGGCTTGCCTAATAGGCCGAGGTCGATCAGGCCGGCGTATTTGAGGGTGAGAGAGATTGAGTGATGAGTTGTTAGATGTATTGGGGAAGATGAGTGACACCCAGTTGGAGAGGGTGTTAGAGAAGTTGCCTGTTGGGCAGAGGGAGCATTTAGCTCAGATTGCGGATGAGTATAAGAAGGCGATTAGCCGGGATCGTGGGCAGCAGAAGTTTATGGAGTTTGTGAAGTTGATGTGGCCTAATTTTATAGGTGGCCGGCATCATGAAATCATGGCGGATGCGTTTGAGAGGGTAGCTAAGGGGGAGTTAAAGCGGTTGATTATCAATATGCCTCCCCGGCATACGAAGTCGGAGTTTGCGAGCTATCTTTTGCCGGCGTGGTTTTTGGGCAAGTTTCCCCATAAGAAGATCATCCAGTCATCCAATACGGCAGAACTTGCTGTCGGATTTGGTCGGAAAGTGCGTAATTTGGTCGATAGTGACACCTATGCCAAGGTGTTCCCAAATGTCGCGTTAAGGCATGACTCTAAGGCGGCTGGACGGTGGTCTACGAATGCCAACGGGGAGTATTTTGCTATTGGGGTAGGGGGTACGGTTACGGGGAAAGGTGCGGATTTGTTGATTATTGACGATCCGCATTCAGAACAACAGGCGAAGCTGGCGGAAAGCGACCCGAGTATCTTTGATACGGTGTATGAGTGGTATACGTCGGGGCCAAGGCAGAGGTTGCAGCCTGGTGCAGCTATCGTAGTGGTGATGACTCGATGGTCAAAGCGTGATCTGACGGGTCGGGTGATGAAGGATTCGGTGCAAAGAGGGGGAGATGAGTGGGAACTGATTGAGTTTCCTGCGATTTTGCCCTCGGAGAAGCCTTTGTGGCCGGAGTTTTGGTCATTAAACGAGCTTTTGGCACTTAAGGCGGAGCTCCCGAACTCGAAATGGCAAGCTCAGTATCAACAAAGTCCAACCTCTGAGAGCGCAGCGTTAGTAAAAAGAGAGTGGTGGAAGATATGGGAGGCGGATGACCCCCCTTATTGTCACTTTACCCTGATGGCATGGGATACCGCGTTTGAGAAATCTAACAGGGCAGACTACTCGGCCTGTACGATATGGGGGGTGTTTAATCATCCCAACGAATACGGGGAAGAGAGGGCCAATATCATCTTGTTGAATGCTGTACGAGACAGGGTGGAGTTCCCGGAACTGAAGAAAATGGTGTTGCGGTTGACCAAGGACTGGGAGCCGGACAGCACAATCATTGAGAAAAAGGCATCTGGAGCACCATTGATTTACGAGCTCCGGGCCATGGGCATTCCTGTGCAGGAATTTACCCCCGTGCGGGGTAACGATAAGATCACGAGACTGAACGCGGTGTCCGACCTCTTTGCATCAGGAAGAGTCTGGTCGCCTAACGCGCATTGGGCTGAAGAAGTGATTGACGAAGTTGCCTCTTTTCCATCTGGGGAACATGATGACTATGTGGACACGGTTTCACTAGCATTGATGCGTTTCCGAAAAGGCGGCTACGTCACGGCGGACTTAGATGAAGAAGAAGATACGAAGCCTTTCCGAAGAAAGCCCGTTTACTACTAAGGATCAACATGGACATTGACAAAGCAATCAATCAAGCCCCTATGGGTTTGGCGGTGTTAGAGGAAGGCGAGCCGATAGAGATTGAAATTGTGGATCCCGAGTCGGTATCTATCAATGGGATAGAGTTAGATTTTGAAGTTGAGGAAGACTTTTCTGAGAACCTGGCTGAGAGTATGCCAAGCGACACCTTGGCAGGTCTTGCATCGGATCTTTTGGCGGACTATCAGTCAGATGTAGATAGTAGGAAGGACTGGATTCAGACGTATGTAGATGGGATTCAGTTGTTAGGGATGAAACTTGAAGACAGGACAGAGCCCTGGCCGGGTGCGTGCGGGGTGTATCACCCGTTACTGGCAGAGGCGCTAGTTAAGTTTCAGTCTGAAACCATCATGGAGACTTTTCCCGCTCAAGGCCCGGTTAAGACACAGGTGATTGGTAAAGAAGATAGCGAAACCCGCGACGCGGCAACTCGCGTCAAGGAGGACATGAACTATCAATTAACCGAAAAAATGCCCGAATATCGGCCAGAACATGAACGACTTTTGTGGGGTCTAGGCCTGGCTGGCAATGCGTTTAAGAAGGTCTACTACGACCCAAGTCTTGGTCGGCAAGTGGCTATTTTTGTACCGGCGGAAGATATTGTTGTTCCGTATGGGGCATCTAGCCTAGAAACCGCAGAGCGCGTCACTCATGTGATGAGGAAGACTGAAAATGAGATGCGCAAGCTACAAGTCAGCGGGTTCTATAGAGACATAGACTTAGGTGAGCCAACTGATACGTTTGATGATGTTGAGAAGAAAATTGCCGAACGGATGGGTTTTCGTGCAAGTAGCGACGACCGTTACAAGATATTGGAGATGCACGTCACCTTAGACCTGCCGGGTTACGAAGACGAGGTTGATGGCGAGCAAACAGGCATTGGTTTGCCGTATGTGGTCACGATTGAGAAACACAGTTCATCTATCTTGTCCATTAGGCGGAACTGGAACGAAGACGACGATCTGAAATTAAAGCGTCAGCACTTTGTCCACTACGGCTACGTTCCTGGGTTTGGGTTCTATTGCTTTGGATTGATCCATCTTATTGGCGCGTACTCAAAAGCAGGAACATCCCTGATCCGCCAGCTGGTAGATGCGGGGACGCTTTCCAATCTTCCAGGCGGGTTTAAGACCAAAGGTCTTCGGGTCAAAGGTGACGACACCCCCATTGCGCCGGCGGAGTTCAGGGATGTAGACGTAGCCTCCGGGACAATTAAAGACAACATCATGGCGCTCCCCTATAAGGAGCCAAGCCAGGTGTTGGCTGGATTGATGGACAAGATCATTGATGAAGGCAGACGATTTGCGTCGGCTGCGGACTTAAAGATTAGTGATATGTCTGCGCAATCTCCTGTGGGCACAACGCTGGCCATCTTGGAGAGAACGCTCAAGATCATGAGCGCCGTTCAAGCCAGGATCCACTACTCCATGCGGCAGGAGTTCAAGTTACTCAAAGGGATTATCAGGGACTACACCCCAGAAGAATATAACTATCAACCTGAGGATGGCGATAGGCGCGCTAAAAGATCGGACTATGACCGGGTAGATGTCATTCCGGTGTCTGATCCCAACGCAGCCACCATGAGCCAGAAGGTTGTGCAGTACCAGGCTGCCTTGCAACTAGCGGCTTCTGCTCCGCAGCTCTATGACTTGGCACAGTTGCATAGACAAATGCTTGAGGTGTTGGGGATCAAAAACGCATCCAAGCTCGTCAAGCTAGAAGAAGACAACAAACCCAAAGACCCCATCACAGAGAATATGGATGTGGTGAGGATGAAGCCATTGAAGGCGTTTGCGTATCAGGATCACCAAGCGCACGTCACCACGCACCAGTCATTTATGCAAGACCCCATGACAGCGCAAATGATTGGCCAAAATCCGCAAGCGCAACAAATGATGGCGGCGTTGCAGGCTCACATTGCAGAGCACTACGCATTCTTGTATCGCAACATGATTGAGCAACAGGTGGGTGCGGCACTGCCTCCCCCGGACGCAGAGGAACCGTTGCCCGAGGAGTTTGAGGCCGCGCTGTCACGGATGGTGGCGCAAGCCTCTCAGCAACTTTTGATGCAAAACCAGGCTAACGCTCAGCAGCAACAGGCGCAACAACAAGCACAAGATCCAATCATCCAGATGCAGATGCAAGAATTGCAGATCAAAGCGCAAGACGTTCAAAGGAAGGCGCAAAAAGATCAACAAGACGCTCAGATGCGGATGCAGCAGTTGCAGATTGAGCAAGAGCGCGTCGCATCACAAGAGCGCGCAGCCATGGCGGCCATTCAAACCAAACAACAAATGGACATGGAAAAACTTCAATCGGCAGAAGAGATTGAAGGGATGAAGCTTGGCTTGGAGATCCAAAAATCCAAAGATGAGCTTGCCGCAAAAGAGCAGATTGAGGGCATGAAGATTGGTGCGTCTATGAGGAGAGGTCAATGAGCGTTGATGTGTTGAAGATGTTGTCCAAGAAACTACAAGAGGAGGTGCAAGTCATTTCAGACGATTTGACATTAGGTAAGGCTAAAGACTTTGGTGATTACAAACACGCG